ATAAACAAGAACTACCGTGGAAGCAAGGCGATCTTATGCGAGACTTTTAACATTTAACTTGTTAAGTGTACGTTGTAGCAAACCAATTTGTAGTATAACATCTTCAAAAGCATGATGACTATTACCTAATTTCTCGCGGTCTGGGCTCATTTTATACACAGTACGAGCGTCCATTACTTTATAATACTGCCAAGGAATTGGCATACCATAACTTTTAAATGCGTGTTCGATGATAGTCATGTCAAACGCAATACCGTTAGCCCAGATATATTCTGCATGCCACATTAAGCCTTTAAGTTCTTCTAGTGCGTCTTTTAAAGGAACACGATCTGCTTCGCCAAACGCTTCTTCTTGTGCTTCTAGACTTTGTTTTGCCCACCATTCAACTGTTAAATCATCGATACTCCTGTCGTCTTGACACTCTGTATCGATTCGACGATACATCGCATGTTTATCATAAATGGTTCCAGAAAATGGATCAAATGCACACGCTGCAATCGTAAGAATTACAGAATCGGGTGCAGAGCCTAGAGTTTCTATGTCCAACATTAGTTGCATAATAGAATTATAGTAGAGTGTTAAGGATTTGTCAACCTTTACGTGCTTTATTCAAAGCACGAATCAGTCTGCTTGCTGTATTGATACGTTTAGAACGCTCGCTTCTGCGGGCTTGTTGTTTGTAAGTTTGCGCTCTTGTGCGCTTCATTTTTTCACGCTTGGCTACGTTGATTGGCTTGTCGCAATCTGAAACAGAAGGAACAATACGTCCTTTACGCTTACCAGAAGTACAACGCCATTTTAGTTTTGCTTTACCACCACGAGTTGTAGTTTTAGAACGACTCCAAACCATTTCGTGTTCGTTGAGTTCTTTTACGCCAAACTTATATAATGCGCTGTCTATCATGTCAATATCAGACATAGTTCTAACAGACGCAGTTAATTGTAGCAGTTTATCCTTTAGCTCTGGATTCTTAATCGTTTGTATACGCTTTATTAAGTCGCGCATACGAATTAATATATCCGGTTCGCCTTTAGGAATAAACTCGCCTGCTCGCATTTAACCTATAATCCACGACAAGGGCTGCGAACCATCTACATAATTGCGCAAGTCATCAATTAATGTTGCTTTTTCAGCAGCACCTTCTTGCTTCATTTGCGAACCATTTAATGCAGATCCACCTTGTGGACCAGCGATACTAGCAAACTTCTCACGTGCTTGCCCAATAATAACTTTAGCAGCAGCAGTTGTGTAATCTTTAATCCACTGCGAAGTTTGATAGTCCTGTAGCAGAGTTACTTCTGGTTTAGCATTAAAGACCCATAGTAGAATTTCTTCACCTGTGCCTTTTGGATCACGCACAACACGAAGTTGTTTTGTTACAGGGTTAAACGTGTAGTTCATAAACCCACCAAACATACGCATCGCAAGTTCAACATACTGCGAGTACATTTCAAACGTGGCTAAGCCACCTGCGTAAGTGTAGTTTAAAAGGTAGACGTTGAGAGTAGCCTGAGAAAATGGGTCAAAGCTACTACTATAAGGGCCAGTAGCATCCCCCAGAGTACGTCTGAAAATTTGACGGACATGTGTTACCTCTTGTGGTAGTGTATAAGTATCCTGCCCTTCCTGGAGTGTTAAAAACGCATAGCTTTCTTCCGTGCTAGCCTGCGATCGTTGTCTAAAAATACCAAGTGCTTCCTGATAAGCAATTTCATAATGTTCCGGATCAAGTTCAATGTCAATAATGCCATCGCCCAATCTTAATCCAACGTATTTAAAGAGATCTTGCTTTAATGTTTCTAAACTCATGTGTTACCTTCTAAGTTAGTAACACTATTTATTTAATAACCTTCTCTAAGATATAGTTGGCTAGAATAACATGCTGACTTGTTGTCGGGTGATCGTCGTGTTCTAAAAACATATTAATAAACTTACCGTCAAATTTAAACCAATTACTATATTCTCCTTTTTCGTACAGCAATTTATGTAACTGCGGTTGAATATACTCTAACCCATCAAATTGCGCCATTGGATCTCGAATTGCACTAATATGATACTTAATATTATTCTGCTTGCAGTAGGTCAAAAGATGTTCAAGTGCTCGCATCTGCTCTTTAAACAAAACTAACCATCCTTGATGGATGTACATCAGGTCAAATATTTTTATTATTTCTTTATTTTGAATTACTTCTTTATAAAAAGGGCCTCCGCTTTGTATCCATTTCCGAGATGCGTTAATATGGATCTTCCAGCCAGTATTGTCCGCAGTTAGTACATCAACCATAGTGTTGCACAAATAGGTTTCTTCGTCTACCTCAATATCCATTCTCCAGATATCTGGTAGAATTAAGATCATTCTATTTATATCACTATGTTCCTCTAAGAAGTACAACGATTCGGTAGCAATACCTTTAATGCCAAAACCAGCTTTTGCAACAATATACGACGGGTGTGTTTTTGCATATTCAACACTCCATGGTATTGCTTTTTCCTGTTGCCAAATCGGATCAGTGAAACTACAACCAGCAAGTAATGTATTGTATTTCATACTTAATGTACTCGGAGGATGACCAGGTTCTCATTGAACCGTCCGTTTAGCTTGGCTTCTACTGCTTTAATATCTTTAAAGAACTTACGGCTGTTAGGTTTACTTGCTTTTGTAAGTTCTTTAATCTGCTCATCTGGTTTACGAAGCGTCTTCATAACGCTCTGTGTTGGGTCATAGCCAATAATAGCATTGTTCTTCACGTATAAACCGCCTGAGTGTTGATCTGCTACATAGTATTGTAGCTTGCGGTTTTTAGTGTTGTACACAAACATTTCTTTAGCACCAAGGATCTTTACCGGCTTTTCTGACTTGATATCGCCAAATTCTTTTTGGTACTTGAGTTTTGCTACTACTTTCTCTGGCGGCACTGGCTTCTTGCGGCGCGGCGTCTTAGCAACCTTCTTAAACTGTACATAGCTCAATGCGTCAGCAATCACCTGCTCAGCAAACTTTACAAGATTACGCAGTTCAATCTTGCCGTAATTAGCATAGTACTCAGCAACTTCTTCGTCACTGTTGTGTGCTGCTTGGAATTCACTGAGCTTTGCTTCCCATACATCAGTGATTACTGAAATATGCTGCGGCAGGATATTAGCCACTTTTAATACATCGATAGGATTTTCGCCCTTAACTGGCTTACATCCATTGAGAATAAAGTTGTCCAGTAGCCCTTCGAGCTCACCTGCTGCTTCGTTTGCCTTTTCGAGCATACGTTCCTGAATAGTAGGACCTTTGGGCTTTGCTTCTTCCTCTGCTTCTTCTACTTCTTCTACTTCCGGAGCATCGTTTACGTGACGCTCTACTTCAAAATTGATGCGTTTGATTTCATTTTCGTTAAGCTCTAGCCCTTGATTGCTCATACGACACAACCAGCCTACTGTGTTAGTGAGCTTCGCATCTGCGGTGCCTTTGATTACTTTATAAGCATCGGTTTTACCGTTCTCTTTGAAGTAATCCAGCATCATCTGCTTGGCTTGTTTGCTATCACAAGTATAGTTATACCAGTTCATAGCAGTAACCAGTGCTGATGTGCGACTTTCTTCAGAAGGCTGTTCTGCCCAAGTAGGCTCTTGTCCTACGTATTTGGCTTCTGCGGCTGCTGCCTTGATTTTGTTGCTTTGAGGCTTACGGGCCATTGCTAACTCCTATTTGTTAGTATCTGCATATTATAGCGTCTTGTTCCAGATTGTCAACCAGGTCAAAGCGGATAAATACATAAAACTTTGCTTCTGGGCTATAAAATATGCTTATGTGGCAAAAATACCACATTGTGGTAAAAATACAACATATAAAGATTATTTAATATGCCAAGATTAAGTTTATGGTCTCCTGAAAAACGCAACGATTACAAATACCTCGATAATGTGATATCTGAACAATATACTGTTGGCGGTTTAGACATATATATTCACAAATATTTAGGTCCAAAAGTTTCAGGGGATTATTCTACAGAATCAAGTAATTACGATGTTACTCGTCCTGTATATTCTGAAACTAATCCACTTTTTATCGAAGACTTATTCACCTTAGAAAATAGAGATCGCGATTATGATGAATCTATTTACAGATTAAGAGGCGTATATAATGTTCAGGATATTGATTTT